GCAACGGAAAGAGGAAATCGTCATGGCGCTGACCTCCACCTATGCCCAACAGCAGATGGAACTGCAACAGTGTCGAATCTTCCGCGAAGGCCCTATCCTTGATCTTTCGTTCATTGAAGCGTCCAAGGCTTTACACCGCTACCAAGTTCCGGTTAAGATGACCTTCGTGAAGGTCAAAACGACTAGTGTTGATAGCATCTCTCCAAGTCTCGTTCAGGTCCGCATTGACGATTCTGTTCCGGAAAATGTTTCCATCACGGAGGAACCTTAAGTGTCAATTTCTCTGAGCCGAGTAATCTCGGTTTCGCTTCAAGCCGCGCTTGCGGGACTTTCCAACGCCAACACATCGGCGCTGGCCATTGTCACCAATGAAATCCCGATTGCCGGATCCTCATTCGGAACCTATGGTATTTACTACAGCCCTAGCGCTGTCGCCGCTGACTGGGGTTCCGGATCGAGCGTTTATGCCCAGGCTGTGGCGATCTTCAGCCAGAACCCAAACATCCTTTCATCCGGCGGATATCTCGTCATTATCCCGCGCATCGTTTCCAACACAGCCCAACCAGCGGTGGTTCTTGGTTCCGGGCCAGTCGATCTTACCCAACTCACCGCCGCCGATTACAAGATCAACCTTGCCCTTGACGGCGCTTCAGCGGCTGACGTGGACATCGGTACGATCCCCACGGGCGGAACCTTGACCCAGATTCAGACGGCGCTCAACTCGACGGCCATCGCCGCGGCAGGAGTCGTATTCAGCCTCTCGGGAACGCCTACTGCCGCCGTGGTGAAACTTGCCAGCTCCGGCACGGGCGCAACCAAGGAAATCAAAGTCGGTGCCACTGTGGCAACGGGCATAAACATCGCGCCGCTCCTTCAGCTCTCCGGCGACGTATTTGGAACCGCAGCTGGAGCCGAATCTATCCGGGATGCGATTCTTCGCACTTACCCCACGGTTTTCTACTTCGGAATCCTGTTCAACGTCATTCCAACCGATTCCGAACTACCATCCCTTGCCGCTCTCGTCCAATCCATCGAAAAGATCATGTTTTACGCGGAAATCACCGACGCCGAGGATACGGGAATCGTGGCCACGCTTACCGCCTCAGGTCTTACTCAGGCCCGGGCCATTCTCAGGATTGACACCTTGGCCAACGGAATCCTCCAAGCCGCCATGTACGCTTCTCGCGCTCTATCGACGGATTTCACGGGAGACAGCACAGTAAGCACGATGCACCTCAAAGATCTTATCGGTCTTCCTGCTGATCCTGGATTGACCGAGACCTATTTGACTCATGCACAAGCGGCCGGAGCTGACGTTTATGCGGATTTTGGGGTCGCCAAGGTTTTTACCTCCGGTGCGAATCAGTTTTTCGACCAAGTCTACATTGGACTCGCGTTCAAGTTGGCCATCCGAACCGCTGGATTCAACTATCTGGCCACAACAAACACCAAGATTCCCCAGACTGAGATCGGCATGAACGGACTCAAGGCCGCTCTTCGTCAGGTGGTCAAGCAGTTCGTGACTAACGGCGCGTTTGCCCCTGGCCAATGGAACGAATCAACATTCGGAGATCCTGCTGATTTCATCCGAAACATCAAGGACAATGGGTATTACATCTACAGCAAGCCTATTGCCGATCAGAGCCAGACTGTCAGGGCTTCCAGGGCAGCTCCTCTGATCCAGATTGCTTGCAAGAGTGCGGGTGCAATTCATTCGGCAAACGTCATCATCAATATCGAAGCATAAAGGAGCGTCATCATGGGACAAATGGCACTGACAGGAGCGGACACGGTAGTCATCAACGGATTCATCCTCACGGCGTTTGCCGATGGCGATACCGGAAGCTTTACTTTTCCAAACAAACTTGTTGAAGTCAAGATGGGGAAAAACAAGAACGCAATCTATGCCTATAATGCTTCGGGTCAAATCTCTGAAGCAACGTTGAGGCTGATGCGCGGTTCTGCCGATGACAAGTTTCTCAACAGCTTGCAGCAGTCCTACATCAATGACCCTGCTGCATTTACCGTGATGACTGGAGAATTCATCAAGAGACTTGGTGACGGCAAGGGCAATGTGACGAATGACTCTTACATCTTCGATGGCGGAATTCTGCCGAATCTGCCAGAAGTCAAAGAGAACGTCGCGGGAGAAACCGAGCAGGCCATCACGATCTGGAAACTGACCTTTACGAACACCACGAGGGCTATCGGTTAATGGAAACCCAGCTGAACGGAAAAAGATTTCTCATCAACCCAGCGGGGTTCGAAGATGCAATGGAACTGCAGGAAGCCGTTGCCGAAGCTCTCAAGGGATCTAAGCTAGACCTCAAGGGCATCACAAGCGCCGATGCTGGGAACCTCTTGGAAACCGATATCAGTGAGCTGTCGGGCCCTCTTGAAACGGTTATCGGCATGGCCCTCTCTGTGATCACGTCGAAACGGGTTAAGACAGCTCTGTTCAAATGTTGCGAGAAGGTTCTTCTTGGTGACGACAAAGTAAATCGGGATTTCTTTGAGAATGTTGATAACCGTGAACTTTACTACCCCATTATGATGGAGGTCGTGAAGGTGAATCTCGGCCCTTTTTTCAAGAGGATCGGTTTATTGTTCGGGGGCCAAGGCGGGCCGCTTTCGTTGTTCCTCAAGTCGAAATCCGCATAGGAAATCTGGAGCTTACCTGCTTACGGGTTGCGAAAATGGGGTTCTTTGGCGGGGATCCGGACAAAGTAAGAACAGCCCGCGTTGACACGGTGATGAATGTTCTGGCTTATTCCTCGTTCCTGACTGACATTGAAGAAGTCGCGGGCGAGCTCAACAAGGATGCAAAATGACGGTTGCTAACCTGTTTGCCAGAATCTGACT